GGATCTTCTGTAATCTTAAACTTTACAGCGTTTGGATTATTTGGGTCTATAAGTTCTAATCTTTCAGTATTATAAACTGAATGTGGAACCACGTTTACAATGCCTTTACCTTCTGCTATTTCCATCCCGAGAAAGAAATCGCCATACTTACACATATTTCGTGTCCAAGGCCAAAGGTTGAACTCAATATTTAGAATATCATAAAATAAGTTTTCTAATGATTCTTGAACTCTGTTATTATCCGAACGAACTGATAAAATAGTTCCGAATTCGTTTTTTAGAGTAGATTCATCTGCGTAAATATCTAACGCAGATGCAATAATTGGATCTTGGTCCATTGCATCGTAATCACGAAAAACCTCTCTACGAACTTGTTGGTATGCCATTGATTGTGCACCACCTGCTTGTTCGTAAAAGGATTTTTGTAGTTTTGTGTATCTATCCCTTAACGAAGATAAGTTCGTTTGTTGTCTTTCATCAGTATCAACTACTCTTCGTCTACCTTTCTGGTCAACCGTTACGATTGCTCTTGAAGAAAAGAGTTTGGTTAATCTACCGAAAAATGAAGTATCTGCCATGTTTTATTTTTTTAATTATAACCTTTATTTGTTTATTTTACCACTTTCTACAACTCCAATATCTTGCTTTGTGTCTTGGTCCTGGAGATTCACAATTATGTCTTGCTCTAAAAGATGCTCTTCTTTCAGGATTTGATTTTTTAATTTTTGCTCCCTTTTGACCAAAGTTTACTTTTACAACATTTCCTTGTGGATTTTTTACATATACTTTAAATTTCTTAACATCACCCTGCATTGGTTTACCGAGTTTTACTTCTCTACCTTGGTATTCTGCTTCAAATACACAATTACAATTTGCTTCTTGTAATTCAACCGTATATGATTTTAAGAAATTGAAAAAATCTTCTTCATCTTCTTCTTCAACATCCAATTCATCATAATCTAAAAAATTATGTTCTGCTGCATCGAATGGATAATCTTGAACCAAACCACTCGGTTTTTGTGTTTGGTCAGATTCTTTTAATATATTTTTTAACTTTATCATAATAAGGTCTCCTTACACTATAAATATATACTAATAGAAATAACCTATTATTTTATCAACCAAGTCAAATCCTCATCTTGATTACCTATTTTCATAGACCAAGGATTGGAATCTACTGAAGAATTACCACCAAACCCATCCAATGTGAATGAGTGTTGTTGTATACCACCAAGAGTTCGTTTAGTTAAATCAACACCTTCTTGTCTTAAACGAAGTGCAGTATCTCTAACCCAAAGGGCGATACCTAATGACATTACCAAATCATCATTATATCCTCTCATTGCTTCGGCTCGATTTCCTACCCAAATAAAAGTGAATAATTCATCAATCAAACGAGTAGAACGAATTGTAACTTCTTTCTCTCTAATGTATTGTTCTAATTTAGAAATAATAAGTGGACGAGTTTTCATCGTAGTAGAAAATCCAGCAACCATACCTCTTTCTTCTGCTCTGAATTTATTATGTAGTTGATGTTGAACATCCACATACTTTAAATCTTTACTCATGTAGAATAGGTTTGAATAACCTCTGTCAATTACTTGTTGAATTACTGCCCAACCAATGTTTGCGTTTTCAATTACTAACAATGCTTCGTTATATTCAGTAGAAAGTGATACCAAGAAATTACCAAAATCTTTTGTATCCATCTTTCCTTTGTATTCAGCAACTTGTGTTGCAGTTTCTACATCGAACACATGAGCAGCAGAATAATCACCACCATCTCCTCGGGCAACGTCAGCAACAACCATATATCCTTTGTTGTAATCGGCATATTCCCATCTCCAAAGATTATGGTCCACCCAAGTTTTTTCAATCGGGTCTTGACAATATGATTCTTTGTAGAAAGTAAGTAATTGTGGGTCTATGACAGTATCACCTGAAGAAACGAAATCACAATCACATTCTTGAGCTGCACCTTTCGGTCCTAATAATCTTTCTTGCTCATCTCTCCAACTTTGACCCCTTTCAGGGTGAACCGACCAGTGTAATCGGATTGTGTTAAATCCATTTGTTTCATCTTCGGCACCTACCCAAGTTTTATGGAAAAAATTACCCACACCATTTGGAGTAGAAAGTATAATTGCGTTACCACCAGTTGATAAAGTTGATTGAGCAGAAACCCAAATTTCTTCAATCTTATCAATGAAGGCAGCTTCATCAAATACTAATAGGGATAACGCTTCAGAACGGCCGGCATCTCCTGCGGCAGAAGTTGCTTTGATTTGTGAACCATTAGAATATCGTAGAGATAGTTTATTATCCTCTACTGTGGTTTGTTTTAACCAACTTGGTAAATACTGATTCATAACTCGAACCTTAGTTACAAGGTTCTTAGCAACCTCTTGTTTGGTTGCAATTACGAGGACATTAAAATCTTGGTTGAATAACATCTTCCAAAGTGAAAAACCTGCAACAAGTGTTGATATACCTGTCTGTCTCGATTTTAATACGATGTTATATCGGTGGTCTTTAAATTCGGTAAGAGTTTTTTCCTGAAATGGATATAGATGGAAAGGTATTTTACCACGAACAGGATGTTGAATCATACAATACTTCTTCATGAAGTAGATTGGATCACCAGCACATTTCTGATACTCGAGTTTTATTATCTCTTTTAAACTTGGCATTAATTTTTAATTTACTAGTAAATATCCAACTGCAACAACACCAAGTACAGTTCCTACTTTATATAAAAAAGTTTTTCGTTTCTCTGATTTTAATTCTTTTAATAAGGATTCGGATTTCTCTCTTTCTAATTTAAACTGTTCATCTTTTTGAAGAATGATGTAATCCAAATTAGAAATTTTAGAATTGAGTGTAAAAATAACTTCATCTTTCAACAACATCTTTTCATTTGTTAATTGTAGAACTTTTTGTAATTCTACTAATTCAATTTGAGCACCATCTCCTTTAAGTAAATCTTTTATGATTAACTTAGCAGTTGGAATTGTAAGTGGAACAATTGTATCAGTTTGAACCGGTTTCTGATTCGTAACGGTCTGAGAAAAACTTAGTGAGGTCACTAAAATTAAACTGATTAACAGAATTAACTTTTTCATTTGTCTTTACCTTTATGTTTTTAATGTTTGTATGAACTGATTCAATATCAGTATCTAATAATCCAATCTCTGAATATATGCTATCTATTTTTATATCCAAATTTTTATTTACAAGTACTACCGAATCGATATTGTGTTGAATACTATCGATTTTTTGGTTATACATTTCTACATCAGTTTTTAATTGTTTGGTAGAATAAATATTGTATCCCAATAAACATATTAAAACCAATAATAGAAACGATACATTTCCATTTTTCATAAAAAAACTCCTTTACTATAAATAGTGTTCTAATTTGTGTTCTTTTATAACCTCGAAAGCCTCGTTTCGTTTTTGTACTATTTCTTTTAATTCAATTTCACCATTATCAACTATTTCTTGAATCTCTGCCTTCACTTCATCAACTGGTTTTGGTAAACTCCACTTTTCTACACTACCATCCTCGTTGATAAATTCATAATAAGGTTTTATTTCAAGAATTGATTGTTTTAATTCTTCTAATTTAATTTTACCCTCTACAATCATACGAGTATAGATTCTAAAATCTTCATATTCTTTCCAAATTCCAGCTCCTCTGAAATTATGTTCTACATCTGCTAAACAATTGATACAATACCCAGTCTTTTGTATCAATTTTTCATCATTTTTAGTTTTTTTGTGTTTTTTACAACTAGGATTACTACACTCCTTCTTTAAATTTAAATAACTACGAATTTCTTGAAGAGCCTCGTGATTTTTACCAGTTTTTATAGTATAACCCTCTTTCTTTTCGTATTTATAAAACTCATCTTCCCAAATATCACCAACATTATGGTTTTCTTCGGATTTGGTCCATCCAATAGTGGTATTTTTATCATATTCACCTGTTTGAACCATATCAACCAACTTTCTACGAGTTGGGTGCATATATTTTCTTTGAAATTCTTTACTCATTTTTATATATTAGGTTATATTATTGTATATAAATATATATAAAATAAATTATGCGTAAAAAATTCCTAAAATTTGATTTAATGAAGCAAATGCTCCGGTTAGTTTAAATGTTTTACCTTGATATACGAAAACTATACCCTCATTTGGAACAATTTTATCAGTTCCACCAATTGCTTCTAATCTTCTTAACTCTAATTTTAATTTTTCAATTTTTTTAGGGTCTCCTGATTTTTCAACTTCTTTAATTGTCTGATCTAATCTCTTTTTCATATCCCTAATTGCTTTATCAGGGTTGACTGTTATGACAGATGATGTAAATTGTAGGACTTCTGCACCAACGCCCAAGAAAATATCTTCAAATTTCATCAAATTTTGTTTTGTGATTTTTGCTTGGTCTTCTTTATCAGTTTTTAGTGCCCAATCCAATACTTTTTCATCGGTTATGTTCTTTTTATCGATTTTAAATCCTTTATCACCGAATGCCCATCTCTTAACTAATCCCATTTTGGTTTTATTATCTAACATAGATGGTGATTTTTTATCTACAAAATTACTCCACCATGCTTGATGATATTCTCCAACACCATCAGTGTCACTTAAACCAAATTCTTTTTGTAATTTGGAGATTTGTCCATTATATTTTCCTTTTTTAGAAGATAAATCTTGATTTCTTGGTAAAGAAAGGACAGGAGGACCTTGAATTGTGTAATTATCTTGGACATCTTTATTTACTTGCTTAATCATTCCTGCCAAAATTTTTGCTGCACCCTGATTTTCACCTATTGGGGTTCCATCTTCATCGTATTCCATTGTTCCATGAAATACTAATAGTGGTTGACCGTAAGGAATTACATTGACTGAGGTAGGATAAATCACTTCGAGGTTCATAAAACATGCTCCATCCTTGAATATCTTCTTTCTTTGTGGTTCGGAAAGTGATTTTATTGCATCGGTAAGATCTTTCATTGCAAAATTATATGCTTTTTCCAATTCACCTCTACCAGAAAACTTATCTGCCACACCTTTTATGTCTAAAGCACCAGCACCTTTGTTTTTCAAGTGTCCTTTATTACGAGCGGCAACTAGTCTTCCACCTACCCATGAAATTGCAAGGGCTTGTCCATCAGTTTTTTCTCGTGCAAGTTCCAAATTTCCATCCAATGCACGATTAACAATATCTTTTAGTTGTCCAAAAGTTAAATTGATTTCGGTATCAAAAGGGTGATTCATGTGTCCATACGCACCACCTTCTTTGAGAAGAACTTCGTTTAATATTTTGTGTAATCGTATCATTTGTAAGTTTCCTTTTGTTGTTTATCAAGTTGCTTTCTCAATTTCTTCATTTCCTTTTCGTGATTATCCATCCATTCTTGATCAGGATAACCATGAGGGGC